TATAAATTGTTTATAAGGCTCTTTTTCGTAGATAGAAAAAAACTCGTTGTACATCTATGGGGCACAGAACGAAGCGTAAATGAGTCGGTCGGCTGAAAAATTGGTGAGAGGATTGTGTTTCAGCGAGTTAGACGTGTGTGGCTGAAATGACGGCGTAAAACGAAGCGTTTACATAGGCTTACATTTGGTTTACTTTTGGGGCTTGTTGAGGCTCCTGTGGTTTACATGGGGCTTACGGGTGGTTTATATTGCGTTTCTGTTGGTGGTTGGTGTTGTGTTGGGGTGGGGTAGAATGGTGGCTGAGGCCACTTTTTTTATGCCGATATTGAAATATGATAATGCGAAATTATTCCATATAATGATTATTTGGTATATTTGCAGAAACAAAACGAGTGAATATGGCAAAGGTAATACATGTGCATCTGCTGCATAATATAGATGGAACGAGGCGGAAAGACTGGTACTTTAGCAGCATTTCCGCGGTTTATACGGTTTTGACGGCTGAACAGATCGGCGCAACGAAGAATTATTTGCTTCATGCCGGGTTGTCTGGCAATGGTACATTATGCACGAAACGCGCTATAATCAAGCAATCTACGCTTATTTCATGCTCTCGTGGGGCTGATGATTAGACTGGTGTTTTTATGGCGTTAGAATGCAAATAAAAGGCCGTTTGGGCGGTCGTGGGAATGGAGGTCGTTTGACCTCCTTTTTTATGTCCAAAAATGGCGAAAAATGGGAATGGGGTTACTATTGGGGTTACAGATAGGGGTTACATTTTCGGAAATTAGGGGTTACACATTCGGGGTTTTCGGGGGTAGGATAGAGGGGGAGGGAAAAGGATGGTTTTAAGGGATAGGGTGGGGGAAACTACCCATTTGTGATATTGGTAAAATGGGCGCGAATCGGGCTAAAACCTTGTATTTATGGGGATTCTTGTATGATGTGAACCACAAAAGAGGGGGTACACCCCACCAAACGGGGGCTAATGGCGTTGGAGGGGCATACATTTCGTGTTAGAAGAACTTGGAAATGCTTCCAATAACCTCAAATACGTTCATGATGCGTTCTACCGGGTATTCTTGCTCGTCATAGTCTGTCGTATTGATAGGGACGAAACGCAGCTTCTTGGGGTCTGACGACCGACGGAGTATCTTGATGGTGCGTAATGTATCAAGTACGACAGCGTAAATCTCCCCATATTGAATGTCCTCCAGGGCGCATTTATGGAGGGCAATAATGTCACCATGGTTAATTTTGGGTTCCATAGAGTGTCCTGTAACATTACACCAGAAGTCAGCCTTCTCAAATCCTTGTATCACGATGTTGTTGGTCGGAATCGTTACTTGAGAATTGACAATCTCATTGAACCCACCTAAGAAGTCCACATCGTAGTATGGTTTGCCCACGGTTGGATTGAATGATACGGCAGGAGCATTGTCTTTATTTTCGATTTGTTCTATGGATTTATTGCTCTTTTTCTTGCATGATGGCGAAATGTTTAGCATTTCTCCTGCCCCAGTCATGATCCATTCAACACTTACCTCTGGATAAGTGGCGAAAAATTTTGTAACAACATCCTCGGTAATACCAGTTTTACTCTCTAATGTGCCACGCGAAACCCCTATTTTGGCATAGAAATCACGCTTGCTGATACCTAAAGTACCAGCAAAAAACAAAATTCTTTGTTTGATTGGCGAAATATTTTGCTCTTTTTCTTGCATGATGGCGAAATGTTTTGTATCTTTGCAGCGTGTTCCAATATGAACGAGCGGCCAAAGATACGAAAAAAGACTGAGAATAACGAATTTTAGCAATTAAAGAATATGAACGAGATTCAAAATGAGACATTAGACAAGATGGTGCTTGGTATCAAGCATGAAGCTGACGAGCGCATCGCGCAGGCCTTAAAACACTATGAGGCTGGCAAGCGCGACTGCGAGAATGGCATCTATGACAAGTGGTATCGATATAACACTTATCAAGATGGTCGGGCCTATGATATAGGTTGGATGGAGGTAAACGAGGAGGTGCAGAATGAGAATGTGCGATTCCTTGAACCATAATTATACGAGGTAACAAGATTGAAGGATAACACGGAAGCCCTGAGTACTGCACCGGATTGTCGGCAGGGCTTGCCTCGGATGACAGCGGGAAAGACCGCAGGGGTGGCACGGTTGCAGTGGCCGGAAAGTTGGAATAAGCGAAAGCGAAGAGCGTAGGACAGCCACGGGGTTCGACTCCCCACACTCCACAAATAAGTATAACGTAAAAACAAGCGAGATATGAAAAAGTACATTCATGTAACAAAAGAGGTTCGCCAAGAACTGGCGAAAGTGTTCAAGGTGGGTGACCGCACAGTGCGGAATGCTCTTCTCTTTGACAAAGATCGTGGCGACACAGACTGCGCAAAACGTATTCGTATGTTTGCCCTTCAAAAGGGTGGTATCGTGATGGCAGTTGTCCCTGAAGTGGAAGTGTTGTATGACTACGACGGTATGATTAGCCAGTACTTCCCTAATGGAGCAAAACTGGAAACCGACAAGAGTACAGGTAATACAGAGTTGTTCTACAAAGGTGAGTGTGTGTCGCGTTGGGATAATATCAAGTTACGCGATATGGATAATATCCAGCAGCTGGCGGCTCAACTCACACCCAAGAATCTTGATACAATGCTTCAAATTGTAAGCGAATAATCGGGAGGCAGAATTATGGAATACCACGATAACAGACTTTGCATCTCGATGCGGGAACTTGTGGATGGCGGTGTGATGACCATACCCAACTACAAGCAGCTCTCTGCACGCGGTCGCATAGATATTGTGCGTCGTGGTGGAAGAGGCGGTTATGCGCTCATCGCGGTTAGCAGTCTGCCCGATGCTTATCAAGACAAACTCAAGGAGCTTTATCCAGATCCGTCGCTTGAGGTGCTGCTTGCCTGGCTTGATGCCAACTACGAGGTGGACCAGGCAGCTGTCGCATATTTCAACGACTGGCGCAACCAGTGCGGACACGACCACGCTACTGACGCTCATGTGAAGGAGTATGTGACCAACGCCAGCGTGCTGAATGCTTGTATCAAGTTGTACAACAACGCCAAGGCGATACAGAAGACAATGGGCCAGAAGTATGACTGGAGCATGATGTCGCAAGCTGTGGAGGGCTACCGTATGAAGACCGGGCACACATTGCCTGCAAGTATGTTGCGCTTCCGCAAGAAGGTGAACGAGTATCAGCGTGACGGATACCAGTGTCTCATCAGCCGAAAGTTCGGTAATCAGACAAGTCGTAAGGTGGATTACCGTACCGAGCGTTTGATTCTGTCGATAGCCGTGTTACCCAACAAGCCGTTCAATACTAATGTTTGGGAATTGTACAACTCGTTTGTGTGCGGTGAGCTGGACGTGTATGACCCAGAGACCGGTGAGCTTTTCGACGCAAGCGAGTGGACCGACAAGAACGGTGACCCGAAGTCGCTGAGCGAAAGCACCATCACCAACTATCTTAACAAGCCCAAGAACCGACTGTTTATTGAACACTCGCTTGACTCTTACACCACATTCATGCACGAGCAGATGCCACACGTTCACCGCCATGCGCCTGAGTTCTCGTTCTCAAAGATTTCATTCGATGACCGCGACCTCCCACGCAAACTGAAGGATACCAAGGCAAGGCCGAAGGCATACTACGCCTACGATGTCACAAGCCAGTGCGTGGTGGGCTACGCCTACAACCGCAGCAAGAACGTGGACTTGGTTGCCGACTGCTTCCGCTCGATGTTCCGACTGATAGAAAGCAAGGGCTGGGGTTGCCCGGCACAGGTTGAGGTGGAGAACCACTTGATGAGTCAGTGGAAAGAGAGTTTCCTGAAGGCAGGAGTATTGTTCCCATTTGTGCGCTTCTGCGCCCCGATGAACTCCCAAGAGAAATACGCTGAGCCGATGAACGGTGCCAAGAAACGCAGGGTGGAGCATAGAAACCATCTCGGCATCGGACGCTTCTATGCCAAGGACAGGCACTACCGCACGGAGGCCAAGAAAGTGTTTGACGAGAAGAATGACACCTACGAGGACAAACAGTACTACACATGGGAAGAACTGATTGCAGACGACATTCGCGACATCAAGGAGTTCAACAATACCCTCCACCCGAACCAGAAGAAATACCCCGGCATGACACGCTGGCAAGTGCTTGAAGCCAATATGAACCCCACGCTTCAGCCAATGGACAAATCGGTGTGGGCACGCTTTATCGGTGAGCATACAGAGACCTCCATACGCAGAAACAGCTACTGCAGAGTGGCGTATAAGGACTGGTGGTTGAGCAAGACTGAGGTGATGGAACGTCTCGATCCGAACAACTACAAGGTGGATGCCTACTATTTGACCGATGAGGACGGCAACGCAACCGATGTTTATATCTTCCAGAACGACCGCCTTATCGACAAGCTCGAGGACGTGGGCACGTTCAACACGGCCGATGCGGAGCAGACTGACGAGGACAAAGAGATATTCGTGAACCAGCAGAAGAAGATAGCAGCCTTCAACGCATACGTGAAGAAGAACGCCATAGCAAGTGTGGGCATATCCAAGGCTGAGCAGACCGCCCATGAAGAGGCTGCACCACCGCCACCGATTGAACTTCCACCGATGGAAAGTGAGCAGGAAATGGAAGTGACCTACCACATTTCTGACCCGTTGGCAGATTTATAGAATGATATTAGAATACAATTAAAATAACGTGAGACATGATAACGAATGAGAACAAAAAGCGGATATTGGAGGCCATAGCCACCAACCGCACGAACTATCCGAGTGATGCCAAGCACGCTGCTTCATTGGGCATCAGCACCTCGGTATATAGCGCCATCAAGAATGGTCAGACAGACAAGGCACTGAGCGAAGCCAACTGGATAACCATCGCCCGAAGACTGGGTGTGAACCTCAGAGGAGGCATTGAATGGAAACCAGCACGCACCGCCACCTTCGACTATATCACCAAGCAGCTGGAGTTTAGCCAACAGAGCGGACTGAGTGCGATACTTTGTGATATACCCAACATTGGCAAGACATTCACGGCACGCTATTATGTGCAGTGCCACCGCAATGCCATCTATGTAGATTGCTCCCAAGTGAAGACCAAACTGAAGCTGGTGCGCAAGATAGCTACTGAGTTCGGTGTGGGCAGCAACGGAAGATACAGCGACGTGTACGAGGATTTGGTCTATTACTTGCGCTCAATCGACACACCACTCATCATTTTGGACGAGGCTGGCGACTTGCAGTATGAGGCCTTTCTGGAACTCAAAGCCTTGTGGAACGCTACAGAAAGATGCTGCGCCTGGTACATGATGGGAGCAGACGGGCTGAAAGCCAAAATAAACCGCTCCATAGAGTGCAAGAAAGTGGGCTACACCGAGATGCTCAGTCGTTACGGCGACCGCTACTCCAAGGTGACACCCGATGACTGCAAGGAGCGCGAGAAGTTCCTGAAAGACCAGGCAAGTGTGGTGGCCCGGGTGAACGCCCCCGAAGGTGCGGACATTGCCACACTGGTACGCAAGTCGGGTGGGGGATTGCGACGAGTTTACACGGAAATAGAGAAACTTAAAAGAGTACAGGCATGATGACGAAGATGGAAATGCAATATATGGATGCGGTTATACAGATGAATCGCCGACAACGGAATAACGAAGTGGACTGGGAACAGCGTCGCTATGAATTGGCCAAAGCTGCATTGTTTGTGGCTCCAGCCCTTTACCATGAACGTGAAGAAATGACAGCCGAACACATTGCCAAGTATGCGGTAAAGATAGCGGACGCTGTTGTGTCTGAACTTATTGAAACGGAGAAGTGATATGGCAAAGCGAGCATACAGCCCCAAGGATGTGGCGAATATCAAGTGTAAGGCACTGCCATTTGAAGGACAATGGAAAGACGTGTTCGGTCAGCCGGAAGAGGGCGATACATGGTTTATCAGCGGACCCAGTGCCAGTGGCAAGAGTTCCTTCGTTATGCAGTTTGCCAAGATGCTCTGCGGTATAGGCAGCGTGTTGTATGTGTCCTTGGAGGAGGGCGTTGGTCTGTCGATGCAACGACGGCTCGCCCAATTCAAGATGACTGACGTTCAAGGCTCGTTCCGCATCATTACCGATGGTGACATCAAGGCATTGGAAGAACGTCTGGCAAAGCCCAAGAGCGCCAAGTTCATCATTGTGGACAGTTATCAGTACGCCTACGAAGCAGGGTGGGAATATTCACTGACCAGGGCACTGATAGACCGCTTCAAGCGCAAGACCTTCATTTTCGTCAGCCAAGAGGATAAAGGCAAACCAATCGGCAAACCTGCCATCAGACTGAAATACGCAGCCGGTGTGAAGGTGAGAACGCAAGGCTTCAGAGCCTACTGCCAAGGACGCTATTCAGGCAACGTGAGCGAATATTACACCATCTGGGCGGAGAAAGCCGTGGAGGTTTATAATGACAAGTCTAACAACTAAACATAACTTAGATGAAGAAGAAAGTTTATATCAGCGGAGCGATAGCCCACTACGACCTTAAAGAGCGTATGGCAACCTTTGACCATGCGGCACGCTATCTCTCCATAAAAGGTTACGAGCCGGTGAACCCATTTGAAAATGGCGTTTCGCAGGATGCTCACTGGATGGAGCACATGAGAGTGGACATTGCCCAGCTTTTGAAGTGCGACTGCATCTACATGCTGCAGGGCTGGGAATTGAGCAAGGGCGCAAAACTGGAACTTGATGTTGCCAGTTCGTGTGGCATTAAAGTATTGTTCGAATAACATTAAAACATAAAGAATATGGAAGAAATGAAAGTACAACTGGTGTTTGAGTTTGATCGCTCCGAATATGATGCGTTTCTCTTTCTGATGGACCAGAAGAAGGACGAGGAGGCGGAACAGATTTGGGAGGCAATGAGCAAAGCCCCTATTAAATGTGATTATAACGTATTTGAGGGAGAAGCCAAGACTTTAAAACTGATGATGATGTGCGCTGCCATAGCGTCAGTCAAGGAACTTGTAAAAGGAAAATGACCATGGCACAGGAAGTAACCAATTTTGCACGGTTCTTTGCGGCGTTCAACAAGTTGCCGTATAACGGCAGCCGTGAGGAGTTCAAGAAACAGGTCGTGCTGCAGTACACTTGGAATCGCACTGACAGTCTCCGTGAGATGACCCGGAGAGAATACAACGACTGCTGTGACGCGCTGGAGAAACTGAACGGCCAGAAGGACGAGCAGAAGAAACGGAGGAGCGAGTGCCTGAAACTCATGCAGAAAATTGGCATTGACACCACAGACTGGATACGCATCAACGCTTTCTGCCAGGACCCACGTATCACAGGCAAGGTGTTCGCCAGACTGAGTAACGAGGAATTGGAACAGCTTTCTGTAAAGCTCCGCTCTATCCAGCGCAAGGGCGGACTGAAGCCAAAGAAGACGGAAGTCAAACCACAGGTGGACGTGGCCTATGTTATCCGCATGGACGCAAACACCCCAACATGCTGACAGATATGGAAAGGAAACAGGAACAGGCACTGAAAGAGCTGAGACAGCAAGTCCTCGAAGCCTCCCTTAATATGGAGCGTGAAGAGGCCGCCGAGTTTTTCGGCGAGTTGGCCGACTGGGCATACGCACAACAGGAGGCGATGCTTATAGACGAGCCTGAGATGCAGAACTATGATGAGGACTAACCCCATAAAAATACAAAGACATGGAAGAAAACAACAAGCAGACCGTTGAAATGACGGCAGAGGAGATGGCCGAGTACCGGGCATTCCAGAAGGCGAAAGCCAAGAAAGAGGCAGAGGCGAAGGCCAAGGCCGAGCGTGAAGAGTACAAACAGCTCGTGGACGAGGAGATAGAGCACTCCATACCCGTGCTCCTCAGCATCAGCGAGCAAATCAAGGACAGCAAGCAAAAGGTGATGGACAACTTCAAGACCATACTGGAGATGAAGTCCGACCTGTTCAAGACCAAGGTCAAGGACGACCAGCGCAGCCATACGTTCACCAACTCCGAGGGCAACAAGCGCATCACGCTCGGCGTGTATGTGACCGACGGCTACCGTGACACGGTGGAGGACGGCATCGCCATCGTGAAGGAGTACATCGCCAGCCTTGCCAACGACGACAAGACACAGGCACTGGTGAACATGGTGTTCCGCCTGCTGGCACGCGATGCCAAGGGAACGCTGAAGGCAAGCCGTATCGTGCAGCTCCGCAAGGTGGCACAGGACACCGGCGACGAGCGTTTCCTTGAGGGTGTGCGCATCATCGAGGAAAGCTACCAGCCTGAGGTGAGCAAGCAGTTCATCAGGGCCGAGATAAAGAACGAGAACGGAATGTGGAAACCCATACCGCTCGGAATGACAGAATCCTAAAAGCGAAACGACATGATACAGGAAGTAGAGAAGAAACCCAAAGTGGCCCTGTGCCGGAAATGCTACGGCACGGGCCGTCTCCACGACCGCGAGACAGGCGGGGAGCACACATGTGAGCAATGCGAGGGAACGGGCAGAGTGACCGTCAGCGCGAAGATGACCTACGACATCCGTCCCTACAAACCGAGAGAAAGACAGTAAAAACAGTTTATGGCAAAGAGGCGAGGAGCAAGTTACCAGAAACGTGTCACCGACATAAATAGGATATACGACCAACATGCCAAGAGCGGAATCAGCAACCGCGAGATATGGCGAAGGTACGTGTATCCTGTTTATGGTATATGTGAGCGTACCTTCTACAACCTCCTCAATGCCTCTTGTGACCCTAAGAACGAAGTGCCACAAGAGGCACAGACGTTTCTAAAATTCGACTTTGACGATGAACCAGGACATACAGAAAATAATCCGCAATATCCTAAACGACATTAGGGTGGAGATGGGCGACGAGTTCGACAGGAACTTCGAGCGGCAGGCTTTCTTCAGCGAGGCGTGGCAGCGCAGGAAAAGCCCCACACGGCCGGGCGGTTCCATACTGATAGACACCGGCACCCTCCGCCAGAGCATATCCAGCCGAACCACCGAGAACAGCATCACGTTCTTCACCACGCTGCCGTATGCGGCCATACACAACGACGGAGGCGAGATAAGGGTGACGAAGAAGATGAAACGCTTCTTCTGGGCAAAGTATTACGAGACTTCAGGCGCATTCGGCCGCAAAAAGAACGGCGAGTGGCGCAACGACAAGCGCACCGTCCAGTTGAGCACTGAGGCCGAATTCTGGAAGTACATGGCGCTGATGAAAGAGGGAAAGAGCATCAAGATACCGCGCAGGCGTTTCCTGGGCGTGTCACCCGAAGTGGAAAAGGCCGTCCGAGACATCGTGGAAGAGAACATCACCGAATACTTTAATGTGGAATTTGAAATCAAGCGAAAATGAGAAAAGAACTTTATAACCTCCTTTGCAGGGAACTCGGAGCGATAGCGGAAATAAAGCACATCGACCTGTGGAACCGCAACGTGGAGTTCATCGAGCAGGAAGAAGGGTGGGAGAGACCTGCCGTGTTCGTGGAGTTCGGCCCGATACAGTGGAAACCGATAGTGAACGGCGTGGAGTACCGTGCCGAGCCACAGATAACCCTCCACATCGTCACCGACTGGGCAGGCGCTGCCAGTGAGGGCAGTCCGTTCAAGGAAGATGCGCTGGAGGTGTTCGACCTGCCCGACAAAATCCACAGGAGGCTTGCCAACCTGGAGGGCGAGACCTTTGGAGAGCTTGACCTTGCGCAGAGCATCACCAACCATGACCACGAGGACATCGTGGAGACCATAGAGGTATATCAGTATGTCGCCATAAAACGGCTCTGATTTGCCCCATGTCAAACAGAAAGAGCGTTCCTGGCAGATTGCTTGGAACGCTCTTTTTATGTTGTCAGAATTGAATTATAACGCCGTCAGGTGGCATCTGTGAACAGCATCATGTCCGTGTAGTGTGAGCTGTAGTTCACCGTGGCATTGAACTCCACCATGTGGCAGTCTTGGAATGGGTTGCCTATGGTCGGGTTTCTGCCCAACCACTCGCAAAGCTCGATGATGGACGACTTGTTGGAAGTGAAGTAAACGAAACGATGCCCGGCAAGAATGGTCAGCACGTCAAGGTAGTCAGAAAGCCTCCAATACATATTATATGTGCCCACATCGGTGGAAAGGTACGGCGGATCAACGAGGAACACCACATTCGGCACATCCTTGTATCGGGCGAATACCTCCTTGTAGTCGCACGACACCACCGTGATGCCCTCCAAGTAGTCATCGCAGAGAGGATAGTCCGTCTTGCGCAGGTTGTTGTAGAGAGCCTCCTTGCGCATCTCCGCGATGCTCAGTTTGTATTTCATGGAGAACATCAGTCCTGACGTGATGGTGATGAAGTCTATGTAACCCACCTCGCGCTCCTCCTGCTCCAGACGTTTGAAGATGCGCTCACGCAACTCGCCTCGGATGCAGGTGTGCTTGGGAATGCCCTCCACCATTTTGCGGAGGTCAGCTAAAAGATGGTTGGTCTGGGGAATATGCTGCAGGCGGTTGCGGTAGCCGTCGAAATCGTTGTATATGACCGTGGCGCCAGGCTTCTGGCACTTGGCAATGTGCGACAGCAACCCCGAACCGCCGAAGAGATCGACAAACACCGTGTCCTCTGGGTATTGCTTCAAGACTTTGATGAACTCACGCGCGAACATGCGCTTCTGTCCCACGAACGGAAGCGGTGCTGAAAGATACTGTTTTCTCATGGCTATACGTTCAACTCAAATTTCACGTTCTCGTTTCCTTCGAGCAGCAGCCGGGTGTTAGCGATGTTGTTCTCATAGATATGCATGTTGGCAAGGTTCAGCGTGATGGATTTCAATGGGAGGTCAATCTGCCGGGCCATGAGGTAGAGGTGGTAGATGTCGGCCGGCAAGCCGAGGTTCGCGTCCGAGCTGCGCTGGTAAGCCGACACAACCAGTTCGCCGTTCTCTATCTGGAACTGGACGAGCGACAGGCACGGAGCCTGGTTTGTCTCCGCATCGGTGGAACCAAGGAACAGCACATAATTCTTGCTGTTGCGTTTTTCCCGGTTGATTCTTGCAATGAGTGGCGGCAACTTCTCAAAATAGGTGGGGTAGGAGTTTACGAGAATGGCACCGCAGTAGTCCCACCAGTTGATGCCCACCTCGCGGTACTTCTCCACGTTGCGTTCACCCTGCATGAAAAGCTGCAGCTCATTCCTTAACTTCTTGCGTGCGATGCCGTGCCCCTCGAAGATGTCGATCAGGTCGGCAGGGGAGAGCACCAGCCTCTCGTTGAGCAGATAGCGTATGCTCCCCTTCTTGTTTTGTTGGCACTTGCCCTCGGCAAGCACTTTCTGTAAAATTTGATGGTATTTGTTCATGACCGTTTTGAATTTGAAAACGGTGCAAAGGTAATACTGCAGCAACTCTTCCCCATGGGCGAGCCACCACGTTACACTGCAAGCAGGTTGCAGTCGGTTTTGAAACGCCGTATGAGGTTATAGACCTTGCGCTCGCTGACGGCATACTCCGTGGCGAGCCTTGCCACGATATAGGACACCTTCTCGCCCTGTGCGGAAAGCGTGCGGTATTCATTAAAAAGGTCGATGTATTGCACATCGTCCAGCCTGATTCCAGCCTTTTGGAAGTAAATCAGCAGTTCCCTGTTCAAATTCAGTATCTCTATCAGTTTCATTCTCAGAAAAAATTAGTACTTTTGCACCGTCTCACTTATCATAGAGCGCGGCGTTGCGCTTAAACATAAAAAAGCCACTCATTGGCGAGCGAGGGTCTACGCCCCCGGTCGTGCCGATGAGTGGTACTTTATGTTCAAATGGTAAGTGAGACGACTATTTTAACAGGCCGGGGGCTTTTTTTTTACCCTCCCCCGAAGGGATTGTTCTTAGTCTCGGTATAACTCCAAATTGAAATTATCCTTGCTCTTCCATCCATCAGCCAGTGTGTCCTGGATATGCTGCATGGCTTTGGTATAGAAGTCCGTCAGTTCTTCGATGGTGCTGAACGTGTGATAGCATGGCACATCGTCCGTTCCGAACTTGAACGTGACCGGCAATGTCTTGCCGTCAGACTGCACAGCCAAGTCGTATGCCACCTTGTAGTTGAACTGGTTCTCGTTAGAGAGCCACACGCTCATGCCGTTCCACACGAAGCCAGAAAGTATGGTCTCGTTCGTGCGGTCGTTGAACCATTCCGACACCATGGTCTTGATGGTATCCTCAGATGGCTTTCCGTTGAACTCAGCCTCCATATAGTCGGCAGATCCATCCTCGTTGTTATGCACGTCCCAGCGGACGCGCCATTTTCCTTTGACGGGGTTGGTGCATTCAAGCAGCTTTACCCCTTGTGCTCCGTTTACTCTGTTCATCATGTGAAAATGTACTTTGTTCTACCTTTGCCGAAGGTTTCCGCCTTGATGGTGGTCTCGAATGGGAAGCCGTCTGGCATTTCACTCACTTGCTGGAGAATGTTTTTCATCTCCTCGCTGTTGGTGAAGAACTTCTTCGGCTCGCCGTTCTGCTCGATGGACACGACACAGCGGTCTTCGCCCTGGCTGGTTTTGACCCCGACCTCGAAGTCTTTTACCACGATGGGCAGGTTCACCAACTCGCGGATGCTTACCACCGCACCCGCAAATCGCTTCTTGCCGTCTTCTGGCTTGTAAGCGACATTCAAATCCTTAAATGATTTCATTTTTTTGCCTGTTAATTTATAAAACAAATTTCGGCAGCAAGCGTGCTTGGCCATTCCGTAGAATGACGCAATCAGTTCCCGCCGTCTCTTTCTTGACTTGACTTTGTGTAGTTTCCTTGCATACTTCTTCTTGACGCGCTTGCGCAGTAGTGAGTATGATCCGTTGAATGTCACATACCCCAAGAAGTCGATTCCTTGCGCTGATGGGAATACCCTTTCGTTCTTCTTGATTTCAAGGTCAATTTTTTCGACTTGCTCATGTACAATGCCGTGTGCCAGCCAATTTTCTTGCTTGTTGCCACAGAGCACTCTACCGTCATCGCAATAACGGTAGAAATGGCGGATGCCGTATTTGTCCTTCAGATAATGGTCGAGGAACACGGACAACAAGAGGTTGCCAGAAGCCTGTGAGCTTCGCAACCCGAAGCTGATACCCTCCGGCAGAAGATGAAGAAAATGATCCAGGAGCGACAGCAGGATTTTGTCTTTGAATACTCTGCGGTAGCACCACATGACAAACTCAGGCTTAGTATTGTCATAGAAATGCTTAATGTCGAACTCGTAGCAGTAGCGTGTGCCTTCGGGGTCACGTTCCATGTCCAATTGCATGCACTTGCGGAGATCATGTGTGCCACGCTTCTTGATACTTGCTCCAGTCGTTCTGATAAAACGCTTATGCAGATGCTGGTCCACCACGTTCATCACGGCATACACTGCGATGCGGTCGTACATGGAAATAATCTGCAGGTGTCTTACTTTGCCATTCTCACAGATGATGCGTTCATGATAATTGCCGAGTCGAAAGGAACCGTCGGCAAGTTTTGCAGTCAGTTCTGCAATCACCTCCTCGCGGTGTGCGAGCAGATAGCGTCCTTGACGGCATTTCTTACGCTTCTTCCCACGCAGTACACGGTCAAACGCCTCCGACATATTGCCGTAGGACGTTATCTCTTGCATGATATAGCCTTCTCTGTGCATGGTCTTCTTTTTATGATGGAAGATAAGGGCCTTCCTTTCCCCGGGCCAAACTTCTTCGAATCGTTACCGACCTACCAAACTCTATTGCCCGACACTTGATGTTTCAGCTTTCCACCTTGAATATAGGTGCTTTTGCTGTGGCTCGTTTCCCTCGGCTCCACATTAGGGACACGTCCCCATCGTTGTACGCCGATTTGTTAGATTTCCAGGCGCGAGCCGACATTCGCATTCGCATTCGAGGCATCGTTATTCGCATTCGCATTCGAGACACCGCCATTCGCGTTCGCATTGTTGTACCCGCGATAGACCACACGGCCTATGGGAAACTCTACCAGTTTGCAAAGTTACTCATTCTCTGTGCAAAAGATGAAGGAATATTACACAATGAGCCAAAATAACATTGCGATGAAGCCTCCGAGCACTGTGCAAGCCCAGTCAATCCAGTCCCAAGGACAGCCGTGAAGCTTGTCTTTGAGTTCGAGACATGAGGCTGCAATGATGGCAGAATAGATGGCTGCCCATGGCGACAATGCGCACAGACCGACCAATAAACCACCGACAAGATGCTTGTAGCGGTTGCTTTTCTTTAGAAATGAGAAAATTTTGTTCATAACTTGTTGTGTTTTGAAAATTTGTTATTACCTTTGCATCAAAGGATAGGCTTCTGATTCCTAATGGGGGTATGTGAACCTCGCTGGACAGTCGTTTATCCTTTTCTTATTGCTACATATAGTGTCTCCGATTTGTTTTTGAACACTTCTGTTTTTAATTCCCACAATTCATCACCGATAGTAACCTCATATACATTGTAGCCAGTAACGCCACGGTGTATCTTTTTTTGAATGTTAGCAATGTCTTTCGGGTCGGTCATATTTTTAACCTCCCCAAGTGGACTGTGGCGGACGAATGTCATTCGTGAAGCATAATCCTTGAATGTCTCAAACATTTCAACCTCCTCGACCGTATAGGCGTGTGCAATACCTCGTTTGAATGATTTCTTTGTCTGATAGAACTGTCCTGTTTGTAAGTTTGCACATTCCTTGCCGTCTATGGCTGTGACAGAATTCGTAACCTCTTTCTTGTAGTTGCGGAAACCATCGCTATATTTGTGTTCCAAACAAGTTCGTAAATATTTGCACGCAGCGCACAACTCATTTTCTGGAATAAACTTTGCCAACTTGATTTTGCCCTTTGCGATGTCGCAGTCCCGGCATCGCCGAATGGTGTAGGGATTGTAGTCGGGCACCGTCTTGTCCTCCTTGCCGGGGTTGAAATGGAAGATGCCTTTCGTATCACGCTGCAGAGCCTCCTCGCCAAGTGCCATAGCCTCGTCGTGTGGCGTGGCAGGATATTTTGACCTGCGCACCTGTACCACGGTACAACGGCAGTTCCAGCCATTAGGAGGATAGTATTCTTCCCAAAATGGGTCGGAAGGCGGAAGCGTTACGCCATTGAGCGCAGCGTGTTCCGGACGCACCTTGCCGTCGCCAGCCGTGCGGTACTGAAGGTTGTAGCGGTCGCCGTCCTCCGAGAACCGTTCCCACTTGGCAGCCATCTCCGCAGATGACTGCACGAAGTTGTACTCCGCACGGAGGTAGTTGGAGTTGTAGGTCTTGTCTATCTTCCGAACATCATTCAAAAAGGCTTCGAACGTCTTTCTATTGCCGTTAGAATCCAGCAAGGACGGGAACGCCTCGTTGAGCTCGTGGAACGTTTTCATGCCGGAGAAGATATAGTCAGACCGTTGGAGGCGCTTGCGCATGGCATCAGACATCTCCACCTTTTTGAAAGTGGAGTCCAGCACACCGGCATGGGCATCGATGAACTTCTGGATTTTTGGTTCGGCCAGCACCTCGATGCGGAACTGCGAACCCTCCAACGAGTAGAGCGTGTGCATCATGCCATCGAACAGCTCTGTGAGTTGCTTGCGTATCTCCTCCTCACGCTCCTTTGACAGCGATAAAGTCTGCGGCTCATCGCCTAACAGCAGGGCGTAGCGTTGGTGCAGCCCCAGATAATCACTGGGGCTTAATCGAAAAAACTGCCGTGTACGTTTTGCTGCTGTTTCTTCTTGCCGTCCTTGTCGTCTGGCTTGTTGTTACCCTCATCATCATCGTCCCCACCACCGGGTAGCATGGGTGTGGCGTTGCGCCGTTCCCCCACAGGCATGCTGTACTTCTCCGCAAAGTATGTCGGGTCCACCTCGTATCGGTCGGCAATCATCGTCTCGTATGCCACCTGCTGCTCCGGGGTATAGTCCACCGCATCGTCCCATTCAAAGCGCAGTCCCTTGACAGGGAAGCCGTGCTTCACCATGCGCGGGATCAGCTGGTTGTTCACGATGTCGCGCAGCATGGTGCAGTCGCTCTCCACCAGGTTCTCGAACACCTCCAGGTGCGTTTCCGACTGCGAGAGGCTGCTGCCGTCCTCAATGGTCATGGTCTGCCCGATGATGAGTTTCGAGAGTTCCGAGTTCGCCCGGTCGATGCGCTTGTCATAGACGTTGAAGGCATCGCCCTTGCCGCTCTCCACAAACTCAATCTCCGTGTCCTGCCCAGCCACCATGTATTGGCTTGCCCCTGCGCCCTTCAGCATCTGCTCCAGTCGTCCCATCTCCTTGGGGTCGCGTGAGGTGGTGCGGGCGATGCGCATCGGCATACCGAAAATCTCACCGAATGAATCCCAGAACGCCAGCATGTTCTTCTTCGGTATGGTCTGCGTGGCAGCCTTCAGATACAGTCCGAGGTCGTCAGGCCGTCCAGCTTCGATGAGCCAGTCTGTAAACGGAGCCGAGCGGTAGTCTATGCCCGAAGTCCAGTCCTGCCCGAGCTGCTGAATGACACGCCCGTATTCCGGAATGACATGCTTTCGTGAAATGAGTTTCACGTCCGTATAGCACACGCAGCCGTCGCCGTCGGTGGTGAGGTCGCCAAGCTCGATGAGCGAGTGTCCCCAGTTGTTGGCGGCAAGTGCATATTCAAGCAGCTGCTTGAACCACGACTGGTTAAAATAATGGTGCGCCTCCTCGTCCTCGTTGCCCTTGGCATCTACCAGCTTGAACGACTTCGCCATGACGAATCCCACACGCTGGCGCACACAACCCGAGAGGTGAAGGTCAATCTCCACATCGCGGTAAATGTCGTAAAGGCGTTGGCGGTTCGGGCTGTCCACATTGATGGCCATCTGCCAAGCCTGTCGCCAGTCGGCGATGTCCCTGCGCGTGAGCGCATCGGTGGTGCGCTCCAGTTCGATGACCATCTTCTTCACGCGCTTGCGGTCTGACGACTTGGCAAGATGCAGGTCGCCGTATGGTGTGTGCAGCACGTTCTGACCGCCACCGAACATACCGCTGAAAAAATTCTTTATATCCATAGCGTTACCAGTTGTGTCGTAATTGTTTCTGTGAACCGAATATGAGCAGGTCGCCTGTCGGTGTGCCGTCCTCGTCGGTGGCGAGCGGCAGGTCGGGGATAATTTTCCCGGCTTGCACACCTTCCAGCCACTTGACCGCACGCTCGTAGCGTTCCTTGCGTATCTCGCTGCCCATTTTCTGAGGCATCGCTGCGATCATGTGGTAGAGCGCAATGTCGGCGGCATACATCACCACCAGGCGGTTGCGCTCCTCACCCTCAGCCGAGAATACCGCCTCCGTGTCGTATTTCGGACGGAGGTAGCCGGCAATCTCCTCACATGCCTCCAGTTCCGCATTGTCGCGTATCTCCCCAGAGGCCTGCGACACCACCTTCAGCGCATTCTCGCCGATGACCACCCTGTAGTCTTCTTCCGTGATAAACATGATGCGCCCCCTTTCTTAATGCGTAACATAAATGGCACGACGCTCGATGTCAGCCACCTTCACACCCTTGCGGAAGCGGTGCTTTGCCACCAGTTCACGGATGGTGCGTTTCGGCACGACCTTCAGCGAGCCGTTCATGTAAATCACGTAATATTTCATGCCAAGCAGCTCCGAGAGCTTGTTGGCTTTCTTGATGGCACGCTTGCACTGCCATCCCCAGATAATGTCCTTTATAACTTGAATCATAGTTACCAAATGTTTTTGGCGGTCTGCCTCTTGCCGAACACCGGTTTGAAACTTTCCTGTCTTGTGTTGCGCTGCAGAATCCATATCGCACCCTCGTCGGCATCGGGCGCATCGTCGTGTACACGGCTGCCACGCTCCAGTGCCAGCGTCTGCTCAATGCCCACCTGCATGTCGGGGTCGTCTTTCTTGCGCTCGTTGTAGAAAACGAATCCACGCTCCCAAAGCGGACTGACCGCCTCGATGCGCTGAATTTTGTCCGGCTTCTTGCGCTTGTCGGGCATGATGGGCAACTGGTATCCGCGCAGGTTTCCCTCTACGGCGAACTCGTCCAGAATCACGTCCTGCATGAAGTTCGCCTCCATGAAGAACTGCACGGCCACCGTGTCGCGTGTGCGCTCATAGAGGTCGTAAAGCCACCGCACCATCTCGCTGACCGTAGCCTGGCGCACGAAAGCATCGATGAGATGCAGTTCCGAGCCAATCTTTCCCCACAGGCGGCACGCCTTGTAGTCGTTGGAAGTGGTCGATTTGAACGACGGGTCGGTGTAGCACACCAGCATGTCGTACTTTTCGAGCTTGGGCAGACGCTTGTAGCGAATCCACTCCGCACGGAAGATGGTGCCGTCCACGATAGGGTTGTGCATCATCTCCTTCTCCCATGCGCGGTAGCCCACGAAGTCGCGGTAAGCCTGTGCCTCCGCTTTCGTCCACTTCTCCTTCCACACTGGTTCGCCGTTTCGGTCCACCGCCTGTATCTTGGAGAGAAACACGCCCTTTGTGCGCGAGATGTTGTAGAGCACAGAGTTCTTGCTGATAAGGTTGCCCACCATGATGAAGCGTCCACGACCCACATCGAGCGCACCGAAGAGCGCCTCCTTCACCCAGTCCGTAAGGTCATGCACCAACTTCTCGTTGCGGCACAGCTGGTCATCGTCCAAGTCGTCGATGACGATGTAGTCCGGACGAGCCTCACGGTCGCGCAGGCCACGGGGCGACTGACCGCGACCGCAGGCAAGGAACTTCACACCGCTCTTGGTCTTGAACTCACCCTCCTGCCAGCCACCGTCATTCTTCTGTTGCCCGAAGTCAGCGATGAGCCGTTGGTTGTATTCCAACTCCGCCTGAATGTCGCCGAGCAGTCGGTCGGCATTATCCTCCGACTTGCCCACGACCACCATAAAGTTGATGAGCCGCTTCGGTTGGAACATCAACCAGAGCGGCGTGAAAACATCAAGGTGCGTCGATTTGGCATGACCGCGCGGCCACATGAACACCGCCTTCAGGTCGGGCGTGTTTCGCACCTTGCGTGCCGCCTCGTTGTGGAACGGCGCATTGTGAATGGTGCGTATGACCTCGCCGGTCGTCTTGTCGCGCAACTGGAGGAAATGTGGAAAGTAATACTCGCAGAACGCTGCATAATTATTGAGCAGACGCTTGATGCGCATATCCCTCTCCACGGGCGTTTCGCTTTTGAGAAGCGATGTGTCCGTGATGGACTGCACCTGCCGGCACCGCTCTTTCCATTCCTCGTATGCCTTTTTCTTTTCCGCTGCTGTTGCCATAGGCTGCCCTCCGTTACTTCATGCCCATCTGCTCGGTGATGTACAAGTCCTGGTACTTGTTGATGACACGCATCAGTTCGGGAGTAACTTCCGGGTCGGTCTGTGAGCGGAACTCCAACCATCTGGAGAAAGCCATGAACACCTCGATGGCGTCCACCACGTTAGCCTTCTTGTCGAGTTTCTCTATGACCGACGAGAGCTTTGCCAACTTGTCGCCCAGCCCTGCGATGAGTGCCGGGTCGTTGGAGTCATTCACCTGTGTAATGAGCGTGTCGATGGTGAGCAGCAGTTTGTTCACCAGTTCGGGACGGGTGATGTTCTTGGCGGCACGCGCCTCCTTCCATCCGTCGGCTGTACACCACTTGGATATGGTGACGCGCGACACGTCCACCTTCTCCGCAATCTCCTGCTGCTCCATGCCCGAGAGATAGAGCGTGCGTGCCAGCGACTTCTTCTTTTCAATATCTGCCTTTGTCATGTTGATAAGGTTTTTTGTTCGTTACGTCAGGGCACACCACGCCCCGATTTATTTGCAAAAGTGCCACGATTTCGGTGGCTCTCCAAAAAAGTGTGCAATGCTTTCATAGAAGTGTGCAACCATTGCACACTTTTTTGGCGGACAGACATTTACCTCGTAATATTGCAGTCGCAAACCGGGCGGAGCAGCCCCAAAAACAGCAACGACATGAGTAAAGGAAAACGAGTAAGAATAACCAACGACAGCCTGAACAGCTACGGCACAAGGGTGCTGACGGCAGGCATGAACGTGGAGCAGTACCAGCGCAACCCGGTGCTGCTGTACATGCACGAGCGCGGTAACGTAATAGGCTATGTGAAAGACCTGAAGGTGGAGGACGGTGAGGTGACCGGCGAGCTGATGTTTGATGAAGCCTCCGAACTCTCCGTGCGCTGCAAGAAACAGTACGAGTTCGGCAGTCTGAAGATGGTGAGCGCAGGGCTTGACATCTTGGAAACAAGCGAAGACCCCGAGTTGCTGGTGCAGGGGCAGACCAGCCCCACCGTCACCAAGAGCAAACTGTTTGAGGTCAGCCTGGTGGACATAGGAGCCAATGACGATGCCATCGTGCTGCAGAAAGACGGCAAGAAGATAACCCTCGGCAAGGACAGCGAATGTCCCTTGCCAATGTTGAACAACAATAATCAAAAACAAATGGAACAGAAACAGATTGCCCTACAGTTGGGCTTGCCGGAAACGGCAACTGAGGCGGACATCAACGCCAAGCTCGGTGAGTTGAAGGCTGCCAAGGAAGAGAACGAGAAACTCCAGCAGGAGAAGGCGACCCTCACGCTTGCCAGCATCACCGCCATCGTGGAGAAAGCGGTAGGGGAGAAGCGCATCGCCCCCGACAAGAAGGACGAGTTCATCAACCTCGGCAAGGAAGTCGGCAAGGAGAAACTGGAGCGCATTGTCGCAGCCATGGCTCCGCAGATGAAGCTCAGTGCCGTTATCGGACATCAGGGCGGAGCGGCAACACAGCAACCGGCTGCCTACAAGAAACTGAGCGATGTGCCGTCAAGCGAACTCTTGACCCTCCGCAAGGAGCAGCCCGGAGAATACAAGCGACTCTACAAGGAAGAGTACGGCATGGAGTGTGAACTTTAGTACAAACCAATAAAACAAGAAAAAGCAATGAAAGCAAAAGTATTTTTGACCATGATTACGGCTGTACTGTTCAATGCGATGACAGGAGCCGTATTCGGTATGGCATTGGGCGTGTCGCCCGTGGCAGGTGCCGTCGGTGCCAATGCCATCGCGCTTGCAGTGAGCGGTGCAATGCCTGTGGCAGTGGCACGCGAGGGCGTGCTGAAAGAGATTTGGACCGGCGAGCTGGTGAGGGCACTCCGCGAGTTCCTCGCCGGCACTTGGCTTGACGGCATCCCCGACAGTTCAAGCATTGTCGATAACGATGTTATCCATCTGGTAGAGGTAGGTGTGGACCCTGACGTACTTGTCAACAACACCACCTACCCAATCCCCTTGCAGGCACTTGATGACAAGGACATCGCCATTCAGCTTGACAAGTTCCAGACAAAGGTAACACCAATCACCGACGATGAGTTGTACGCTATCAGCTACGCCAAGATTGCCCGAGTGAAGGAGAGCCATTCAAACGCCATCAACGATGCCAAGTTCGCCAAGGCTGCACACGCCCTCTGCGCACAGAAGAACACCGCCAAGACCCCGGTACTGACAACTACCGGCGAGCGTGACGCGACCACCGGCCGTATCAAGATGACCGCCAAGGACGTGCTCGCGATGAAGGCAGCCCTCGACAAGTTGGGTGTTCCGACCACGAACCGCCGCCTCGTATTGTGTACCGACCACGTGAATGACCTCTTGGAGACCGACCAGCGTTTCAAGGAGCAGTACAACATCGACCGCAACACCGGCAAGGTGGGCAAGCTCTACGGATTCGACATCTACGAGTATGCCAACACCCCGTACTTCTCAGCCAAAGGCGAGAAAAAGGCAGTCGGCGACAAGGGAGAGACAGCCGGTGACTTCCACTGCTCATTCGCATTCTACACACAGCGTGTGTTCAAGGCTACCGGCTCCACCAAGATGTACTGGAGCGCAGCCGAGAATGACCCCGAGTACCAGCGCAACAAGGTGAACTTCCGCCACTACTTCATCTGCATGTTCAAGAAGGCAGACGCAGGTGTTGTAATGACCAGCGGATATAAAGCTGAAGCGTAATGGCGAGAATGAAGTATTTAGTCCTACACTGCACAGCCACCCCTGAAGGCCGTGAGGTAACCTCTAAGGAGATACGCCACTGGCACACCGACCCGGTAAGCAAGGGTGGGCGTGGCTGGAAGCAGGTAGGCTATACCGACCTGATACACTTGGACGGCAAGGTGGAACGTCTTGTCGATAACAACGAAGATGCGGAGGTCGATCCGTGGGAAGTGACCAATGGTGCCAAGGGTTACAACAGTGTGAGCCGTCATGTGGTGTATGCCGGTGGCTGCACCAAGGATATGAAGCACTCCAAGGACACGCGCACCCCTGCGCAGCTGAAGGCGATGACCGACTATGTGCGGAACTTCCATCAGCGTTTTCCGCAGATCAAGATTGTAGGCCATTGCGACCTTCCGGGCGTAAATAAAGCCTGCCCAGCCTTCGATGTCGCCAAGTGGCTCAAGTCAATAGGAATATACCAACAGTAAAAATATGGATGGCATGAATATCAGCGAAGTCCTGAACGTCCTCCTTGGCGGAGGTCTGGTGGCTACCATTGTTGCAATATGCACGCTGCGGGCTACCATAAGGAAAGCGAAAGCGGAATCGATGAAGGCAGAAGCCGATGCCGAGACGGTGCGTATGGACAACGCCGAGCATGCCACCCGTATCTTGGTAGAGAACATCGTGAAACCATTGAAGGAAGAACTCAATGAGACAAGAAGATACCTCGAAGCCTCGAAGCGCGAGATGGCGCGTCTTAGGAAGGCTATCGACACTGCGAACAGTTGCAAGCATCATGATGACTGCCCTGTTCTTGTCGGGCTGCGCGACAAGCCGAAAAGCGAGCGTGGCCACGGAGGAAAGCGTGAAACAAGTATTCGCGGACACCCTCCAGAGCGAGGTTCGTCAGACATGGACGGAGACAGTACCGCAGGAGGAAGCCAAACTGGAGATACCTCTGGCGGAACTGACTAACCTACCCGAAAAGGCAGAGTACCGAGCCAAGAACGGACGAGCCAGCGCAACCGTGCAGAACAAAGGTGGCACCATCGTTGTGTATGCCACTTGCGACAGTCTGCAACGCCAGTGCGAGTACTATGAACGCCAGATGGCGAGCTACAAGAAAGCATTGGAGCAACAGAAGAATGAAGCCAGAACGGAAAAAGAACGCAGTTCAAATCCGTGGAAGATGCTTCTCATCGCCTTTATTGTCGGAGTGGCGACCGGCACAGTATTAACAATCATAACAAAAAGAATATGGCAGAAAGTAAGAAATTCATGTACGGCATAGGTGTCGTAAAGTTTGGAGACAAGACCGTCGGCTATATAGAGAAAGGCAGTTGGGACTGGGGCGGAGCCAAGCCCGAGAAGGTCGATGTAGAAGCCGAACAGGTGCCCGGTGCCCCCGTGCTGACCCTCGTCACGAAGAACGGTACGATAGCCCCCACGTTCAACCTCATACAGCTGGACTACGAGAACCTCCAGCTCGCCCTTGGCGGTACGCTTGTCGGCACGCAAGGAGCCTATACCGGTTGGAAAGCCCCGACCGACCTTGTGGAACTCCGAGACAAGTGTGAGATTCAGCTGAAGAGCGGGCAGACAGTGACGATACCGAGTGCCACCCTTATGGCCAACCTCGGAGGCAAGCTCACCCTGACCGAAGTCTCCAAGATAGAGTGCCAGTTGACGGTGAACGCGCCTGATGACGGCAGTGCTCCCTATGATGTGGCCGATACCAAACCAGGGGAGTAGCGCATGAACCGAGCAATCGAAAAAGAAGCGGCGGAGGCACTCCTTGACAGGGGTGTCTCCGTGCCGTTTAAGGACATACGGCTGCCGTTCCGCAAGAAACCCCTGAAGGTGCGCATCACCATGAAACGCCCCACATTGGCAGGGCAGATAGAAATCGGGCGGCAGTATCTGGAGATGGACACAACGGCAGAGGAGGTGCGGACACTGCCCAAGCTGGAGCAGATGCGTTTCATGGCCAGACACGGCAAGCGCCTGTCGCGCATCATCGCCTACACCGTGTGCAGGGGGTATATATCCCGCCATCTGTTTGTGGGGCTGACCGCGTGGCTCGTGCGCAACTTCGTGGCGTACCGGTACCAGGTGGCCGCCACCGAGCAGTTCGAGCGACTGATGGGCACAGGCCCTTTTATGAGTATTATCAGATCCGCGGAACGGACGAATCCGATGAAGCTGAGACTGAGCCAAGGAAAGAAGGGGAGTTAAGGACCGAGTATGAAGGTTCCCATAGCCCTTTCGGATTCGTGTGGCAGATAGCCAGCGCGACAGGCTGGAGCGTGGATTACATACTCCACGGCGTGAATTACCAGACCCTCATCATGATGCTGTGCGACGCCCCACGTTACATCAAGAAGAAAGCCGGCAGACCCGACAGCGGCAAGACCGCCGAGGAGGAAGCCGAGGACATAGCAGGATTTTTTCAAAGTAAACTGAATTGAAAGCATGAGCAAGCCCGTAGAGATAGAGTTCCTGATGAAGGACAAACTGAGTGACGGTATCGACAATGCCAACGCGCATATCGACACCCTCATCGACAATGCCAAGAAAGCGGCCGAGCTGGTGAACGCCAAGATAGCCGAGCAGCACAAGGTCATTGACGGCGTGGCCTCGGACCTCAGCCGTATGGAGCGGCAGCTTGCAGGCATGAAACCCGGTACCGCCCAGAAGGAACTCGCCGCCGATGTCATGGCTTGCCGTAAGGTGCTGGACGAGGAACGGAATACCCTCGTCTATCTGGAGAAACAGCACCGCCAGGCGGAAAAGGCCGTGTCCGACTTGGAGAAGGAGCATGGCAAGCTCTCCGAGTCCAGCACCACGGCGGCAGTGGCGCAGAAGACCCTTGCCGAGCGTATCGCCGAGAGCAAGGACTTGGTGAAGTACACCACGTCCTGTATCAAGGAATTAGAGAAAGCCTACAAGAACGCAGCCCCCGGAAACGCCCAGTCAGCAGCCCTCGCCGAACTCAACGCGGCCAAGAAAGCGCTGGAGGAAGAGAAACTGATACTCGCCAGCCTCACACGCGAGCAGGAGGAAAACCGGGAGAGCAACAGGCGTCTGGCCATGCAGTTGCGCGAGTTGCAGGACGCGATGGCCAAGATGCGACTGGAGGGCAAGCAGGACACGGAAGAGTACCGCGAGATGGCGGAGAAAGCAGCCTTGCTGTCCGACACCATCGCCGACCTCCATACCCAGACCAAGATACTCTCCAATGACGATGCAAATCTGCAGGGATTCATGTCCGGTATCAGCGGTCTGTCCGGCATGTTTACCGCTGCTACCGGTGCCGTGTCGCTGTTCGCCTCCGAGAACGAGAACCTTGCCAAGATACAGGCGAGGGTGCAGTCTGTCATGGCCGTCACGATGGGGCTGCAGCAGGTATTCAACACCCTTAACAAAGACTCCGCGTTCCGTCTGGTGACGGTGGTGAAGATGAAGAACCTGCTGACGGCGGCCAATGCAAGGCTGGCGGCATCGCTCGGTATCTCCACCGCAGCGGCATCGGCACTCATGGCGACCCTCACGCTGGGCTTGTCCGCAGTCATTACCGGTCTGATAGTCCTGTTCAACAAATACAGCGACGCACAGGAAGAGGCACGACAGAAAGCGCAGGAACTCATCGAGGTGGAGAGCGAGGGCAGGGCGCAGATGATAAAGACCCGTTTCGAGATAAACAATACCATTCGCGAACTGAAAGAGTTCACCGGCAGCAAGGAAGAGGAAAAGAAGAAGACCGAAGAACTGAACCGCAAGTACGGCGAGGCGTTCGGCTACTACGACACCGTTGCCGAGTGGTACGATGTCCTCACACAGAAAGCAGCCGACTATATCCAGATGCTCTATCTGCAAGCCAAGGCGCAGGCACTGGTCAATAAGGCCGTGGAAGCCGACGACAAGGTGAACAAACTGAAGGCGACCGATGCCGATGATGTCGAAGGCTCCATGGGGTGGTTCAAGCAGTCTCTCCTTTATTTTGCGCAAAGCGAGACCAACGGTCAGATAGACGCGTCGGCCATCATCAAGGAGGAGAACGAGAAGAATAAGGAACAGGTCATCGCCGATGCCGAGAAACTCCGTGACGACCTGCTCAAACAGGCAGAAGACCTGACCAAAGAAATGGGTGAGATAGGCAAGAACAGCAATATCGGCGGTCATACCAAGCCTGAGCACAAGCCGACCGGTGGAAACGGTGACAAGGACAGGCAGAAAGAGTTGGAGCGCGAGAAAGCGGCCGAACAGAAACGTGCAGAAGAACTTGCACGGCTCCGTCAGGAGAACGAGCAGGAAAGTATCAGCCAGATGGCAGAAGGCAGCGCCAAGCGTATCAGACAGATAAGGTTCAATTATCAGAAAGAGGAAGCCGAGATAAAGGCACAGGAGGCCAAGTGGCGCGATGCACAGGGCGGAAATCTCACGGAAGAGCAGGGCAATGCCCTTGCGGAACGGCTACGGCTGGCACAGGAAGCACAGCGCAAGGGGTTGGAGGAAATCGACAAGGAATCCCTGAAGAACGAACTTCAGGCCATGGTGGACTATCTGCGCGAGTATGGCACGCTTCAGGAGCAGAAATACGCCATCGCCAAGGAATATGCAGAGAAGATACGTGAGGTGAATGAGGGTGAAGGCACGGCGGAGGAAAAGCGGTGGCAAGTCCGCAAGCTCGAAAAGGAGCGTGACGCTGCCGTCAGCCAGACCAATGCCCAGAACCTCGCCTTGAACATAGACTGGAGCACCACCTTCGAGGGCGTCGGCAACGTGCTCAAAGACATGGCTAAAGAGACACTCGCCAAGATAGAGGAGTACATGCAGACCTCAGAGTTCAAGAAACTCTCGGCGGAAAACAAGAAAGTATATACCGACCTTCAGGCGAAACTGAAGGACGAGACCGGCGGCAACAGTACCAGTGCCTTCAACTTCAAGATATGGGGCACAATCGCCGAGAACGTGAAGACCTATCAGGACAGCGTGCGCACGCTCCGTGAGAAAACCGACGCCCACACGCAGGCCGTGGCCGATTTGGAACAGGCGCAACAAGACCTTGCAGACGCCACCGACGATGCCTCAAAGGAAATCGCGCAGAAAGCGGTGGACATAGCGCAGGGCAAGGTCGATGCGACGGCAGCATCGCAGAACGAGGCGCAGGAGGCCAGCGACAAGGCACGGAAAACCCTCACCGACAACACCAACGCGGCGGCACAGGGCATCAAAAACTTCACCGGCTACCTGAACGAGATGTCTGACGGCTCGCTGTACGGCTTTGCCAACGGCATCACCAAGCTCATCACCTCGCTCTCCAAAGGCTCTGACGGTATCGGCAAGTCGTTGGGGGAACTGGGTGGCAAGATAGGCGGCATCGTCGGTGCCATACTCCAGATACTTGACGCGCTGGGCGATGACCCGAAAGGCTTTATCAACGACCTGCTTGACAAGGTGGCCGACACGATAAACAAGGTGGTGGAGGAACTTCCCGAAATCATCATCGATGTCATCAAGGACGTGGGCAACATCGTGCAGGGACTGCTCAGCGGCATTGCCGGGTGGTTCGGCATTGATGACCTTTTCGGACTGAACGGCAATGAGGCGGAGGTGAAAAAGACCATAGAGAACCTGACCGAGCGCACGGAACTCCTGCAGAACGCCATCGAGGACCTGACTGACGTGATGGAGAAAAGCTACGGTCAGAAAGCCACCGATGCCTACGAGCAGGCCAAGCGCAATCAGGAGGAGACCAACGCCAACTACCTGGGCATCGCACAGGCGCAGGCAAGCTACTGGAAGCACCATCACAGCTGGAACTATTACTGGAACGGCTTTTCCGATGACCAGACGGCATGGATAAGGCAGAACGTGAAGGAGAACTTCGACGGCAGCATCTGGAGCCTTACACCGGAGGAGATGAAGAAACTCCTCTCCAATGTGGATATAGCCGAGTACATCAAGAACACCGGCAAGGGCGGTTATGGAAATGATGTGCTGGACAAGCTGCAGGACTACGCGGACCAGGCAGGAAAGATAGAGGAACTGACCGACAGCTGGCGCGAGACCATCACCCAGATAAGTTTCGACAGCATGAAGGACAGCTTCATCTCCAACCTGATGGACATGAAGAAAACCTCCAAGGACTTTGCCGAGGACTTCGCCACGGACATGCAGAAAGCCCTGCTGAGCTATTCCATGGAAGACCTCATCAACGGTGAGCTGAAGCAGTTGTACGATGACTGGGCACAGCTTATCTCCGACAAGAACGGCGAGCTGACGGAAAAGGACATCGAGGACTTCAACCGCCGCTATGACGAGATAGTGGCTGAAGGGCTGAAACGCAGGGACGAGTGGGCGAAGGTCACCGGCTACGAGGACACGGGCGGTACCAGCCAGAGCGCGAAGTCCGGAGGCTTTACCGCCATGACGCAGGACCAGGGCACGAAACTGGAGGGCATGTTCACCAGCGGACTGCAGCACTGGTCAAGCATGGACGAGCGTCTGGAGACCGTGGCCGACCGCATGAACCTTGCCGAGAGCCACCTTGCCCGGATTGCCGAGAACACCGGCACGAGCGCGGGGCATCTTGGCGAGATAAAGGAGGACATCAGAAAAATAGTAAGGGACGGACTAAAAGTAAAATGACATGGACAAGATACTTGGAGGGCTGGTGCTGGTGAACGGCACCGACATCTGGAAAGAATACGGCGTGTTCCTCGTAGAGGACAAACGAGGCGGAATGGATAACCTCACCGCCATACTCACCCCGAGCAAGACGAAGAAGGATACCGCCGTGAGCATACGCGAGGAGCAGGGCGAGAAATACTCCGCCACACTTACACCGAGAAACGAGCCGAGGGACATCACGCTCAACTTCGCCCTGTATGACAAGACACAGGCGGGTTGGCTGCGGAAATACTTCTCGTTCATCAATTTTCTGAAACAGGGAAAGGGTGGCTGGCTGAACATCGTATTCACGCAGCTTGACCTTACCCTGCATGTGAAATACAGCGAGAGCCCCAAGTTCACACCGCTCACCTACCTGTGGAAGGAAGGCGTGAACGCCGGCAAGTTCAAGGTGAAGTTCCGTGAGCCTGTCCCCATCATCTAATGACATTCAAACAGCATTCCTATATGGTTCTGACGATATACGACAAATACGGCACCGCCCGGACGGACATCTCGCCCGGCGACGGCAGCACCCAGCAGAAAGAGGTGCAGGGAGACAACGTGCTGACGCTCTCCTTCACCCATTACGAGCATATACCCCTTGATGTGAACGACTATGTGGATTTTGAGGGCGAGCGCTACTGGCTCACCGAAAAATACGCTCCTGCCCAGAAGAGTGATGGCGAGTGGTCGTATGACGTGAAGTTTTACGGCATTGAGAGCCTGATAAAGCGTTTCCTCGTGCTGGAGACCACCGACAACAATGCCGAACCAGTGTTCACATTGACCGCCACCCCGAGAGAACATGTGGCGATGGTGGTGAAGTGCATCAACAACGGCATGGGGCACACCACCGACTGGAAAGTGGGGCAGGTGGACGGCACCGACCTCATTGTCATCGATTATGAGGGCAAGTACTGCGACGAGGCACTGAAGGAGATAGCCGAGAAAGTGGGTGGAAGTGCCGAGTGGTGGGTGGAAGGCCAGACCGTGAACATCTGCAGATGCGAGCACGGCGAGGAAATAATATTGGGGTATGGCAGGGGATTGACGAGCCTGGAGCGTGACACCGGCAACACCAACAAGTTCTACACGCGCCTGTTCCCGATAGGCAGTACGCGCAACATCGATGCGGAGAAATACGGGCACAGCCGTCTGATGCTGCCCGGCGGTCGTCAGTATGTGGAACTGCACACTGATGAGTACGGCATCTATGACCACTACGAGAAAGACGCGTTCAGCGACATCTATCCAAGACGCACCGGAGAGGTGAGTGGTGTGCGCAGTGAGAATGTCAAGGACGATGACGGCAACGCATTCACCATCTACTACTTCAGGGACGATACGCTGAACTTCGATCCCAACGACTACGAATTGGCCGGTGAGACCAAGCGCGTATCGTTCCAGGACGGCGAGCTTGCCGGACTCGGTACCGATGATGACCACTATTTCGAGGTGAACTTCGACAGCAAGACACGCGAGTTCGAGATAATCACCATCTGGCCGTATGACGATGACACCCAACTGCCCGGTGGAAAGCTCGTGCCAAAAGTGGGTGACCACTATATCCTTTGGAACGTGCGTATGCCCGACGAGTACTACCCGATAGCGGAGGAGGAGTTCCTAAACGCAGTGGAGAAGTACAACGCCGAGCAATGGAAGGACATCAGCATCTATAAAGCCCCGACCGACCATGTATGGGTGGAGGAGAATAATGTCGTGTTCTATGTCGGCAGGCGTGTCCGGCTTGTAAGCGACAAGTATTTCCCTGAAAACGGCTACAGGCAAAGCCGTATCACCAAGATAACGCGCAAGGTGAACCAGCCAAGCCAGATGGATCTGGAAATCAGCGACGCCCTGCAGACCGGCGCACTTGACAAGGTGAACGACAGCATCGGAGAGCTGAAGAACTATACCAAGTCCAGGACGGAGGGCGCAGCTTTGCCCGACATCATACGCTCATGGGACGACACGCAGCCGACCGATAATAACCTGTTCTCCGCAAGACGGAGCCAGCAGGAGTTTCTGAGCAAGAAACGCAACGACCTCACGAAGGGACGGATAACCTTTGAGCAGGGCGTGGTGTTCGGGCAGGAGGAGAACGGGCGCGTCGATGGCAAGGGCAATGCCAATTTGCTCACCCTCGTGGTGCGTGAGTTGTTACGCAGCGCCAACTATGACGGCAGCGGCATGACGGACAACGGCTGGCAAATCGGCCTTGACGAGGACCTGCTGTCGCACCTGATAGTTGACAAGATAACCGTCAGACGCGTGATGAATGTCTTTGAACTGCTGATAAACAAGGTGCGCAGCGTGGGCGGACTGATTTGCGTGAGCGCGGCCAACGGCAAGATAAAGACGGTGCAGGAGCAGGGAGACTACTGGCACATCACATTCGAGCAGGATAACACCTTCGTGGCGCACGACCTGATGCGCTGTCAGGTGTTCACCGGCACGTCGCAGAAAGCCTACTGGGTGGAGGTGGCCGGCACCGCGAATGGTGGCATACTTGTGGAGAAATCCGAGTTTGAGACCTCACAGCCCGAAGATGGCGATGAGTGCGTGCTTATGGGCAACACCGAGACGGCGAACCGCCAGAACCTCGTCCTCATATCCGCCTCGGAGGACGGACACCCGAGAGTGGATGTGCTGGACGGAGTAAGCGCCAAGAATTTTGACCACGCCCTGCGTGCAAGGCTCGGCAACCTTGACGACATCAAGGACGACCGCTTCCCTTTGGATAACCAACCGAAGGGGAATGGCCTGTATGCCGACAACGTGTATCTGCGCGGCACGTTCCTGCTCTCCACCGGCGAGGACATCAAGACCAAGCTGGAGATAACGGAGGGCAAGGTACAGAGCGCCATCGACAGTGTGCGCAACGACTTCCTGAGCGAGAAAGGCTACCTGAACAACCCCACGTTCACATCGGGTTTGGAGAAATGGAACTCCGAGAACGAGACCGTGTTCTTCCTTGTCGGCAACAAGTGGATATGGGCCAACGGCAACGTGCTCTCCAAAAAAGGCGACGGCGCAAGCGTGGTCACGGACATGGGGCGCACGGTGGTGCGCATACGCAACAAGTACATACTGCAGAAACACGGAAACCTGCGCTATGTGCCCACGTTCCCGACCAATGACGAGGGGCAGAAAGAGGCCCTGCCTGTGTATCTGACATTCTTCTACCGCTGTGCCAAGGTCGGCACGCTGAAGGTCCGCTTCGAGAATGTGGACAAGATAGGCTTCGCCAACTTCAACAGCATGGAGATAAGCGAGGAAATCGCGGAGACCGACGGCTATGTGCAATATACCGGAAACGGCCTGTGGAACGGCACGGGCGACTTCCGTCTGGAGTTTGACGGTGACATCTACATGTATATGCTGGTGCTCAGCACCGACAAGTACGAGGCGCTGACGCACCGCTACCGCACGTTGTTCGAGCAGAGCGAGCGTCTTGTGAAAATCTCCGCTGCCGTGTTCGACAAGGACGAGAACATGCTGGAGGAGACAGGGCTTATCACCACTTCCAAGGTGTCGGGTCTGTACGCCATCGACGGGGACGGTAATCTGAAATCATTTGTCGGAGCGGGTCAGGACGGTGTGAAGATAAAGGCCGCCAACATACAATTGGAGGGACTTGTAACCGCCAATGATAATTTCAAAATACTGGAAGATGGTAGTGTTGAGACAATCAAGGCTACTATCGGACAGTCATTATTGAGGGACGTAAGAATAAACGGAGCTATCCGTACCCCATTTAGAGACGGTAATTATGCACTCTCGGCGGATGGCCCGATAGTCGTTTCGACATTCGGTCTCCAGAACAATAACAATATAATCATACCGGGAGGCGGTGACGGTTGGTACACGGCATTTACCGTTCCCTTCTCTTCTGATTTTAACGGATTCCGCGCGATGATCCTGAACTATCATTGGAATAACGAACGGACAGCCGGACCAATTGCAGCAACGGCTCCATCTGGTTTTTATTTCTATGAAGATGGTGAGCCGTTGACAACCCTTATAGTAAACGCATACGAAGCCGTTGAAATGATAGGCGTTGGAGAAGGTGAGACGTTTAAGGGGTGGCTTGTATTGAACAGACGTTTGTTCAACTACGGCGATGCTTCCGGACCACTCAAAAGCATCGGTGAAGGTTTTGACTTGAAAGCGATGTACCTTGGAAAGGTGGAATTTACCAATGGCACTCCGAGCCTTGTAAGGCAGAAGCGATGGAACAGGAATATATATGATAACGAAAATATAAATCTATATATATCCTATCCTTCGAAAGGAGACAAGTATGTGACAGTACACTTCCCCAGCGGTACATTTTCCTCTGCAGACAAGTACGAGGTGATGCTGACAGGTTTTAACGATGCAGGAGCGAATATATACGCTTGTGTGTCCGCAAAAACTGCTGACTCTTTTACCGTCTATACGGGTGATGACGAGACCTTCAATGCTGGCGGTTTTACCTTTATGGTACTTGGTACATGGTTTTGGACTTAAAGAATAAAGATATGAAAAGATTGAATTTTAAGGAATTTGGCATATATACCGGAATTTGCAGGAAGAACCGGCAAATCGGTGATGCCCGTGAAAGTTTTGCCGATTTGCTGTATCTGCATGCTAATGGTATCCGTGCCCATGCCCTTGCCTTGAAGATATATAGGAGCGATGGTTTTGTGGAATATACGGGCGATGAAATAGCCTTGATTCGCGAGACGGCGTACAAGTATTGCCTGCCCAATTTCATAGATGGGCTTGAAGACCAGTTGGATAATAACCCTAATAATGAATGATATGACAGACGAGGAGAAGAAAACAGTCGTTCAGGAAGTCCTGAACCAGATAAAGACAGACAGTCAGAGCGTGGACGAGCTGGAAATAGCCACCTCGCTTGACAGCGTGAACTCACTACCGGCCATGCAGGGAGAGAAAGTTGTCCGTGTGCCAGTGTCCCTGCTTGCGAAACCTGCGGAAGATGCGGCCAAGACAGCAAATGCAGCCGCTGCCACGGCGGACGCGTCATCGAGAGCGGTCGTGACAGTGGCACAGCAGGCCAAAGACGCGGCAGATGTGGCTTCGGGTGCTGCACGCACGGCCAACAATTCGGCCATGCTTGCCGATGCAGCCACGGCAAGGCTGAATGATGCCATTGCGGCAGCCAACACCCACCCGGTGGTGCTGGTGAACAGCCTTATCGGTGATGCCGACCGCATATTCAGTGACTGGTCTGAAGCGTTGGAGACCATTGCCGGCAACGAGAGTGTCGGTGGTGAGAAAGTGTTCACCACCGGCTGCGTGATGATATTCAGAAGTGCGGACGGCTGGGAGTCCTGGCAGTTCACCGGTGACCCCGACAACGACCTCCATGATGCGGAGAAATGGCAGGAATATGCCACAGGCGGCAGTGGCGGAAACACCTGCAACGTGACAGAGGAAATCCCGCTTGAGAGTGGTTACTACACATTGGCGACCGCCATTGTTGCTGTGGAGGAGAAGAAACGTGCCAAGGGACGCTGCATCACCTACGAGACGGCACAGGGCAAGTGGGAGACCAAACAGTTCATCGGCACGAGCCTTGACAGTTGGGAACAGGTGGCGAGCTGGGAGGACTTCGGCGGTGCGGGCAACGTGAAGAGCATTTCTGTAAACGGAAAGAAACAGACGCTTGACAGCGCGGGCAACGTGAACCTCACCATCAACGAGACAGAGGTGGACGAGAGCCTGAACACGAACTCCACCAATCCGGTGCAGAACGCGGCCGTGGCCGCCAAACTTGCAGAGGTCGAAGCCAACACCATATTCGGCGGCAGTGCCGAACTGAGCGATGACGAGAGCACCGTGCGTGTGACGCTGACCAACAAGAGTGGTGCGGAGGTCGTAGGTCTGGACATACCGGCAGGAAAAGGCGGCGGTGGCGGAGAAACCTCCACCACCAAAATCGTGTTGACGGCAGAGACTGACAAGTCCGTCATCAAGGAAGGCGACAAGGCCACACTCACATGGTTCTACGACCACCAGTACAGCAGCGGTGACGAGAAGGGGACATCGACGGGGCAGAAAGCCACGGTGAAGATACAGATGAAACGCGGCGCGACGCTGATGTATTCCGATACGCAGCAGGACGTGAGCAAGGGCATCTATACGCTTGACCTGACGAAATACCTCCTTTTGGGCACGACTGACATCTATGTGAAGGCCACCACCACCGACCCGACAACAGGCAAGACGCAGACCAAGCAGAGCTATGTGAGCGTGAAGGCGGTGACCCTTGCCTTGAGCAGTGGTTTCAATATCGCCGAGTGTATCGCAAAAGGCGGCTATGGCGTGAGCGAGAACGTGGACATACCCTATGCCGTAAGCGGAAGCGGCACAAAGACCGTCACCCTTTATGTGGACGGCATACAGAAAGACTCCGTTTCCGTCACAAGGAGCGGTACCACCAACGGCAGTTTCACGCTCTCCATGTCCGGGCTTGCAGTCGGCAGACATACCATGCAGATGGTGGCCGAGATGAAGGCAAGCGAGGAACTGACACTGAAGAGCGAGAGCATCTATTTCGACATATTGAAGACCGGCAGCAGTGCTCCATATATCGGAACCAAGATAATTTTCAAGGACGGGCGCGTCTTTACGGCAGACCATCTCACCCCGACCATCGATACTGGGCAGTATGAGCAGATGATGTTCGACTTCGTGGCCTACGACCCCACGGCAACCCCTGCGGGCATGAGCGTGTGGAGGGACGGTATAAGGACGCAGACGGTGAGCGTGCCGAGAACGGTGCAGACCTACACGAACCGTTTCCTGGAGAAAGGCGCGGTTGCGATGGTGCTGAAGTGCGGCACGACCGAATACAAGTTCAATGTGAACGTGACGGAGAGCGGCATCGACCTTGGCGAGGCGACATCGGGACTGGTGCTGAAGCTGACGGCAGCGGGCAGGAGCAATGCGGAGAGCAGTCCTGCGGAATGGCGTTATAACGACGTTCAAACGGCGTTTGAGGGCTTTGACTGGCAGAGCAACGGCTGGACGGGTGACGCGCTGAAACTGACGAACGGTGCGAACATAGAAATCGGGTACAGACCATTTGCCAGTGATGCCACCACGACTGGTGCGACCTACGAGATGGAACTGACCTGCACCAATGTGACCGACCGCAAGGGCACGGTGGTGGACTGTATGGCCGGCAATGTCGGTTTCAGACTGACCACGCAGGAGGCGCTGATGCGCACGGGCGCAGGCTCGGAAGTGGGCACGAAGTTCGCGAGCGGCATGACACTGAAGATAGCCTTCGTGGTCCAGGAGAAGAAGGGCAACCGGCTGATGGAACTGTATGTGAACGGCATATTGAGCGGTGCAAAGCAGTACGCCCCGACAGACAGCCTTCTGCAGGACGAGCCGGCCAACATCAGGATAACGAGTGAGAGCGCGGACGTGGAGGTAAGGAACCTGCGCATATACAACCGTGCATTGGGCGATGACGAGGAACTTGCCAACTACATGGTGGACCGCCCGACGAGCGATGAGATGGTGTTTCTGTTCGAGAAGAACCAGGTGATGGACGACGAGGGCACTGATGTCGATATAGACAAGCTGAGGGCGATGGGCAAGAGCGTGATGCGCATCGTGGGCGACGTTAACTTAGTGAACCAGACGAACAACAAGAAGTTCGAGGTGCCGGTCGATATATACTTCTATTCGGCCTACGGCAAGGAGTATGACTTCATCATCTACCAGTGCGGTCTGCGCATACAGGGAACATCATCGACGACCTACCCGAGAAAGAACTACCGCATATACTTCTCAAGAGAGAGCAAGTACGGCACGAAGTTGTATGTGAACGGAGTGGAGGTTCCTGACTTCAAGTATTCGTTCAAGCCGGGGGCACGTCCCATTGACATTTTCTGTCTGAAAGCCGACTTCTCGGACTCGTCCTCAACGCACAACCCCGGCGGTGTGCGCATCGTGAACGATATTTGGAAGAAATGCGGCTGGCTGACTCCGCCACAGGCGGCATACAAAGGCAACTACGACGTGAGAATCGGCGTGGACGGTTTCCCTATGGACCTGTTCTATGACAACGACGGGACAGGTGAGAACGTGTACTTAGGCAAGTACAACTTCCTGAACGAGAAGAGCGGCAGCGGCATCATCTACGGCTTTGAGGGTATCGAGGGTTTCAATGACGAAGCAACACTCAATGGTGAACGCAACAAGTGCATCTGTCTGGAGTTTCTGAACAACTCTGAGGCACTGTGTCTGTTCGGTACGAGCAACATGAACTCGTTTGACGACGCACTGGAGTTCCGTTTCAAGGCCGATGACACATGGACGACGGCGCACGAGGACGACAAGGCAGCTGTGAAACGCCTTTGGGAATGGATTTATTCGTGCAAGGGCAACCCGACAAAGTTCTTGAACGAATATGAGGGCTATTTCGGCAACGACTCGCCCTTTGCATGGTATCTGATAACCGACTACCTGATGGCTGTCGATAACCGCGCGAAGAACATGATGCTCGTGACATGGGACGGCAAGATATGGTACTTCATTCCCTACGACATGGATACCATCTTCGGCGAGCGGAATGACTCGGTGCTGAAGTACGACTACACGATAACGTGGGAGACGATGGACGAGAGCATCGGCTCGTATGCCTTTGCAGGGCATGACTCGGTATTGTGGGAGCTGGTGAGAGGCTGCCCCGACAAGTTGCGCGAGGTGGCCGACAAGCTGCGCTCTACCATGTCGTTGGAATATGTGCTGAAAGTGTTCAACGAGAAGCAGATGGGCAACTGGTGCGAGCGCATCTACAACAAGGACGGTATCTATAAGTATATCAAACCGCTCACGGATGGCGTGACGAGTGCTGACGGAACGACCAATTACTACGACTACCTGTACGCGTTGCAGGGCAGCCGGTACGCCCACCGCACCTTCACCATTCAGAACCGCTTCGCCCTGCTTGACAGTCAGTATGTGTGCGGCACATACAGAAAGGACAGCTTTGCGGCCTACTTCGGCTACAAATTTGGCTCGGATAACCGCAAAATAAGAATCACGGCAAGCGAGCGTTACTACTTCGGATACGGCTATACAAGCGGAACGCCTCACCAAAGTGCGGTGCTGGCCGAGGACACGGGTAGCACGGTAAACCTGACATTGGATACAGATCTCATTGTGAACGACCCGCAGTACATCTACGGCGCAAGCCGCATCATGGGGCTTGACCTGACGGACGTGAGCCACGCTATACTGCAGACGCTGAACCTGAACAACTGCACGGCACTGAGGACGCTGGACGTGAGCTGTGCCCAGGCACAGACAACGCTGAACGCCCTGTTGGTAAACGGTTGTCGGAACTTGCGGACATTGAGCATGACCGGTCTGAAGTCCACAGCCTTTACAGGCATAGACCTGAGTAACAACACGAAGTTGGAGACACTGAAAGCAGGCCGGACGGCACTGACAGGCGTGAACTTCGCACAGGGCGCACCGCTGACGAGCGTGACGCTGCCTGCGACATTGCAGACGCTGGAGTTGCGCTATTTGGGCAAACTGAGGACAAGTGGCCTGACATTAGAGGGCACGGGCAATATCACACGCTTTGTGGTGGATAATTGTCCCGGCATAGACTGGCAGACATTGTATGCAAGATGTACCAATGTAAAGTATCTGCGCGTGACTGGTATCGACATGGAGGGCGACGGCAGCCTGTTGACCTCGCTGATGCGGACGGGCGGTGTGGACGAGGAAGGCGGCAACGTGGACACCTGCCGACTGGTGGGAACATACCGCTTGACGAAATACAAGGGGGACGAGGAGTATGAGGCGCTGAAGGAGCACTTTCCGGAGCTGAACATCGTGCAGCCGGAATATACGATGCTGGAGAGCGACGAGAGCGTGGCAGACGATGCAAATCTCTCGAACTTGGATAACGGCACGGGCTACAAGTACGGCAACGACTACAAACCGAGCGGCCATGTGGCGGCGATATTGAAGAACCGTCACAGAGTATTGGCGAAGGTGACAAAGAAGGCGACCACGAGGAACGTGAACATGGCGAATGTCGATACCGTGGTGAACAATCTGGACGGCGAGATGACTTACTTGGAGCTTGATGATACGGACAGTACCAAGTATGCCGACGGAACCCCTGCAAAGCTTGACGGCAGCGAGGGTGACCTGATGATGCACGAGCCTTTCTTCTGGAGCAAGGGCATCAACGACTTCCTGAACGGCAAGAACTACAGCTGCTACAGTTCAAGGGACAAGGACCACATGCCGACGGTGCCGAACGTGGACGTGCTTACGCTTGCGGACATCAAGGCACGTCAAGGCGGTTATACCAGCGGAAAGAAGATAATGAGCGGCAAGGACACCATCAAGAACTCCTACAGCACAGACAGCACCTATTCCGTATGTATGGTCGATGTCAGCGGTTACAAGAAAGTACGCTGGCCGAGTGTGCCAGGAACCAATCTCGTAGGCTCAATATTTGCTGATGCAAGCGGTAATGTGGTGAAAGACATCGTGGTTCCGACTCTGGGCAGCCGTTTCGAGGCCGGTATGTATCTTATATCAGATGTTCCGGAAGGTGCGACGGCATTGTATTTCTCCATTTTGAACACGGCAGAGTTCGATAAGGTAGTCCTCTCCAACAGTGAGAAGATAGAGGACATGGAGCCGGAGTGGTTCGCCAATGACGAGCACTTGTGCGCCGTTGTGGGCAGCTCGGTAGTCGGCAGCAAGTTGCGCTCTGCCATAACAGGCAACAGCACCACCGGCAGTATGTCATGGACGGACTTCCACTATTACAGCGTGCAGCGAGGCATGCAGCAGATAGACGCGCTGATGCACTTCCGTATTGCCAACTTGAGCTATGCCAAGTATGGGCGCAGGAATATGCAGGAACAGTGCGGTGCCGGCCAGAATTCCTATATGAGAACAACCGGCGGTACAGCGTCAAGAGGTATGCAGGACACCATTGGCTTTGAGGAGGCAAGCGGAATCAACCCGAATGTGACAAACAACACCTCCGATGAAGGCGTGCACCTGTATGCCTGGTATATAGAGAAAGACGAGTACGGAGCCACAAAGGTGACTCAGGTGAACAACATCTGCTGCATAGGTTACGAGGACATCTACGGAAACAAGTACGACATGATGGACGGTGTGGACTTGCCGAACACGAGCGGTAACGTCGGCAAGTGGCGTATCTGGCTACCTGACGGTACAGCCCTTATGATAAAAGGTATGACCAACAGCGACTACTGGATAACCACTGTGGCACATGGCAAGCTGATGGCCGTGATACCTGTTGGAGCCATGAATGGCTCGTCCACCACCTACTATTCTGACAGGTACCGGTTCAGTTCGGCATCTTGCCGTGTGGTCTATCGCGGGTGCAGCAATGCGAACGCGCATGGCGGTGTCTCGAGTGCGAGTGCGCA